AAAAAAACATCTAAAAAAACATCTAAAAAAACATCTAAAAAAACATCTAAAAAAACATCTAAAAAAACATCTAAAAAAACATCTAAAAAAACATCTAAAAAAACATCTAAAAATCTTCCATCAAGAACAATATCCAAAGGTGATGAGATACATAAAGATGTTTTAAAAATGATATTAGATCTAGGTTATTCTGAAGAAGAATCTAGAGTAATTAAAGCAGCATTATATTCATATACAAAAACACAACATCCCGAATTAGATAATTACAATCGTGCTATAAAAATGAAGACATATACAACTAGAAAGCATATTGAAAATTTAGATATTAATGCTGTAAAACAAGCTTTAAAAACACATTTTGAAAATAAAAATAAAAATAAAAATGAATAGAATATTATTTTTAGACTAAATTTAATAATTTATTATATCGAATTAATATCGGATGTAATCCATAATAAACCCCATGTATTTAATTTTTGATTAATCCATATAGAATCTATTTCAATAGATATATTTAATTCTGAATTATACTTAATATCAAATAGACTTTCATTAGAATTAATAATAAATTTATTTTTAATTTGACGAATTCTTGTTTTTAATAGTGGTATAAAATTTTTTTTTTCTTTTATATTTGAAATAAATTGATAATTTATAATGTCATTATTATTAATTTTTATTTTTATTTCATCTTCTATTTTATTTAAAATTTTCATAATATCAATATCTATTTCCCAATTAATATAATAAACATTTTTATATTTTTCTAATCCGAATGGAGATTTAATATTTTCTAAATTTAAAATAATAGTATCTCTTTTATTATTAATTAATTTATATAATTTATAACATTTTTCTGATATTTTTACAATGTCTAAATTCATTATATTTTATTATATGGATATATTTTTAAATTTATAATAATATGATATTATTATAAATTTAATAAAATAAATTAATAATTTAATTTTATATATTATTAAATATAACTAATAAGAATAGTATTTTATAAATCTAAATAACATATTTTTATTTTACAGCGGGGACTATTTTAAATGACACGATTTATTAAGTAAATAAAAAATCGTTTAATGTCTTCATCAATGAACACCACTATAAAAATTTGGTTATATCCCATCGTGAAATGGGAATGAATTCTTAACTTGCTTCTTGAAGCAATCTACTAAATGCCAACGGTTCTGAAAATGATGATAAGGAAGGATATGAATCAAATCATTTTTCTTATTAGTTATATAATCTTTAACTTCTTGATTTCTATGACAACTAGCATTATCCATAAGAATTAATTTATTCTTTTTATTTTTAATTACTTTCCCTAAAAATTCTATTAATCTTAAATGGTCTGAACCCAATAGAGAAATTATTTAATCAACTTAAGTATTATATGAGAAAAGATGAACCAATGAGTTATGATTTAATAAAGAAATCAATTAAAAAGTCTATAAAATATATTGAATTAGAGACTTTTACTAATTATTTTAAGTCTTCTTTAACCAAGACTAAGAAAGATATAGATAAAATTAAATCTAAATATAGGAAAGAACCTAAAATTTATAAGAAATAATTGTGTCATTTAAAATAGTCCCCGCTGTAAAAATCACTTATAAATTATTTAAAAATTCTAATAATGATTTCTTATTTCTTTCACCATCATATTTTATTTCTTTATTTTTAATATATATAATAATAGTTGGGAATCCAACTATTTTATTAAAAATGTCCGGATCTTTATCAACAATTTCATCATGTTCAATTTTAGAAAAAATATATTTTGGATTTGGAGATTTATCTATTAAAGTATCATAAAATTCTTTAACTGGTTTACAATGTGAACACCAATTTGCATAATATAGTATTATTTTAATTTGTTCATTATCAATTTCATTATCAATTTCATTATCAATTATTTGTTTAATATTATTTTTATTATTTAAAGAATATAAATATTCAATTAATGTTTTTTCATCTCTTTTTTCATTATAAATAATTTCTTTATTATCTTTATATATCATAATAGTTGGAAAACCTACTATTTTATTAAATATTTCAGGAGTATTTTTTAATATCTCGTCGTGTTCTTTTTTTATAAAAATAAAATTTGGATTTGGAGATTTAGTTATTAAAGTATCAAAAAATTCTTTTACAGGTTTGCAATGTGGACACCAATTTGCATAATATAAAATTATTAATATTTTATCATTTTGTAATAAATTTTCAAAATTATCTATTTTTTTAGATTTATTTAGAATTGTATAAAATAAAACAATTATTAATATTATTAATAAAAATAATAAATATTTTTCCATATATATAAATTAACTATATAAAAATAATATAAAAATAAATAAAATTATTTTTATATTATTTTTATATTTAATTAATTTAAATGTGGGAAAAAATAAAAAAACAAATTATTGAAAAAATTATGAATGAACTAAAATGTATTAATAATTGGGATAATATTGATAATTTAATTTTACATCCAATTTTTAATAAATTTAAAGATCATATAAATAAATATTTATATTTTTTTTTAATAATGAACATACTGATGATAATTTTAATGATTATTAATATATTAATAATTATTTATAGTAAAAAATAATATATATATATAAATTATTTTTTCTTATATGTATTTATATGAATAAAATCCTTAAATACTTTTTTATTATGATAATATTAAATATTATATATATTATATTATCTAATTATATTCAAATAAATAATATATTTTTATTTACAAGTATTGGTTTGATTATATTATTAATTTTTGATATCTATATATATCCAAATATTAATAATAAATATGAAAATTTTCAAATAGATAAATTACCAGATATTCAATATAAATATGACCCTTTTTTATATAATAATATTTCAAAATTATATCCAATTAATCCAAATAATTTAATATCTGAAGATCAATATAAAAGATATAAAACATTTATACTACAAGAAGACAAATCAGGACAATTAATTAAAGAAGAGAAATCAGGGCAATTAATTAAAGAAGATAAATCAGGACAAATAAAACAAGAGGATAAATCAGGGCAAATAAAACAAGAAGATAAATCAGGACAAATAAAACAAGAAGAGAAATCAGGGCAAATAAAACAAGAAGAGAAATCAGGGCAAATAAAACAAGAAGAGAAATCAGGGCAAATAAAACAAGAAGATAAATCAGGACAAATAAAACAAGAAGAGAAATCAGGGCAAATAAAACAAGAAGAGAAATCAGGGCAAATAAAACAAGAAGAGAAATCAGGGCAAATAAAACAAGAAGAAAAATCAGGACAAATAAATCAAGAAGAGAAATCAGGACAAATAAATCAAGAAGAGAAATCAGGACAAATAAATCAAGAAGAGAAATCAGGACAAATAAATCAAGAAGAGAAATCAGGACAAATAAATCAAGAAGAGAAATCAGGGCAAATAAATCAAGATAAAATATATAATTCTGATACAGTACAAATATTATATGAAAAAATTAATGAATTAGAAAAAATTATAAAAAATAATAATTGTAATGATAATACATTAGAAATGATTAAAAATATTGTTGAAAAAAATAATTATATTAATTCAAATGAAATTATACAAAATTTATTAAATAGTGATTTAAAATATAATAATTCATTAAATATTGATGAAATGCAACCAATGGGAAAAGATGATAATACTGTATCTAATAAATGGAATAATTCATATACAATATTAAATACAGATAAATGGAGACCACCTTTACATGTAAATAAAGTTTGTAAACAAGAAAAACAATGTCCAGTATGTCCAAGTTTAACATCTGGATATCCATTAGATTTGATGGAATTTGATAAATCTAGATATGTAATGGGTCCTGATAATATTTCAATTAATTATATTAAAAAATTAAATAATCCAATTAAACCTTAATATTTATTATCTAATATTTTTTATCTAATATTATTATAATGAATTACAAATATAATAATATTATTGAACATTATAAATCACAAATAAATTATAAAAAAGAAACAATAATAGATATTGGTTCTAGAATTGTTAATGATTTTGGTCAAATTTATGAAAAATTTCAAACAAATGAAGAAGAAAAAGGTGAAGAAGGGAAAGAAGATGAAGAAGATGAAGATTATGAAGATGACGAAGATTATGAAGATGATGAAGATGACGAAGATTATGAAGATGACGAAGATTATGAAGATGAAGATGAATATGAAGATGAAGATAATGAAGATAATGAAGATGATGAATACGAATATGAAGATGAAGAAAATAATAATTATGATAGTAGTTATAATAATATAACAGAAAAATTTGGTGTATTAAATTTTGTTAAAAAAACAAGTCATAAAAGTAGTAATAATATCACTGAAAAATTTAGAGGATTCGGTTTTAAACGAAAAAAAAAGAAATCTAAAAAATCTAAAAAATCTAAAGGTAGTACTATGAGTACTATGGCAGGAATGGGTGGAATGGCAGGAATGACTGGTTTATCAGCAATTCCTGGAATAGGTGGTATGATAAAAAAAATTTTAAGTAAAATAAAACCATTAATTACAAAATTATTTAAAGATATATTTTTATTTGTTAAAAAAATTAAAGAAGGATTTAGTTTTAATAAAAGTAAAATTGTAGCAAGTATGGCTATGTCAATTATACCATTTTTTGGACAATTATATGCAAGAATTAATTATTTAAATGGTTCATTAGATAAACCATATTTATTTTTTTTTGCAATTCCACCACTAACAATAATACCTACAACAATGATGATGCATAATTTAATTAAACCTGGAAAAGGGGGGAAACCATGGGATAAATATATTTTAATTCCTATAATCATAAATATTATTGGAGAGTTAATGATTCCATTAATACTTCCAGAATTTTTAAGTGATTATGCAGATTTTTTTAAAAATATATTAATTATTATTTGTTTTGCATATATTTTTTCACATAAAGCAAAACAAATATGTAAAAAAAATGTATCTATTACAAAATTATTACAAAATGGATTATATGTTCTAATTGGTTATATAATAGTTTCTTTAATATTACCATTTATGCCTGTGATAGGTGATTTTATGGAATTTATAGAGATAATCCCATATTCAAATTTAATTATAGATACAATTTTATTTTTTGCAATTTATATTATAGTAAATATGTTAAATGGAAATTCAAAAAATTATTGTACAAATAATCCATCTTTTATGAATATAATTATATTGATTATAATTAATATAGTTTTAATTTATTTAAAATCCAGACAATAATATTATTATCTAAATTAATTATATAATGGCATTTAATTTAATATCATGTTCAAAATATTTACAAATAATTTTAAGATTATTAATACCAATTTTTTTTTATTTTTTATCTAATTATTTAAAACAAAGAATAATAATGAATTATATTATTATAAATTTAATTGAATTTATTACTATATTATTATCCATGACTTATATATTTTATACAAGTTTTCAAAAAATATGTAATAAAAATATAGTAATTATGAAAAGTTTATATTATGCATTATTATTATTATTTATATGTAATTTATTAATGTTAATATATCCATGTAAAGAATATATGTCTATTTTTCATTTAAATATTTTATATTCTTTATTAATGTTTATAATATTTAATATAATACATATTATAATAAATCTAAATGCAAAAAAAATGTGTAATCCTAAATATAATGTAATTGGAATAATAATATTGATAATTTTACATATTGGACTAATTTATATTAAATATAATTGAGTTTAAATATTTATTTTTATTTTAATATATTAAATTAATTATGTTTAATATAGAAAAAATATCTATAAAAGATATTATTCTCATTATTTTAATAATAATAATTTGTTATTTTATATATAAATTTTATACTTATAGATTAGAAATTAATAAGTTAACTAAAAATTTACAAAATAATAATATTTCTGAAAATTACAGTGAAAGTAATTATTATCATAAAAATAATAAACCAATAGAAACTTTTAATAATTCTACTAATAATTTTATTTGTGATAATTATATATGTAATAAAGATAAAAATGATAAACCAATAAAAATTTTAAATAATTCTAATGATTTTATTCATAAAGATAAAAATTATAATATAAATCAAAATAATAATAAAATTAATAATGAAATTAATGAACAAAAATTAGATATTGTTAATACAAATACAAGTTTAATTAATTCTATTGATTCTTTTAATTATTTAGAAAAAAAAACAAAAAATTTTATACATACATATGATGATATAATAAATTCTGATTTAGTGATTCCAATTGATTTTAAAACAATTATAACACAAATATATAATATTCCAAATGAAAATGAATATATTTATGATAATAGTCAAAATAGTAAAAATATTCCAAATTATATTAATTTGTCAAATAATATTTTAATAAATAATATTGATAATAATATAGATGATGATAATATTTATAATAACATTGATATAAATGATAATATTGATAATAATATTGATGATGATAATATTAATGATAATATTGATAATAATATAGATGATGATAATATTAATGATAATATTTATAATAACATTGATATAAATGATAATATTGATAATAATATTTATGATAATATTGATAATAATGATAATATTGATAATAATATTGATTATAATATTGATAATAATATTGATAATAATATTGATAATAATATATATCATAATATAAATAATGATCAAGAAAATAGTAATATATATAATAATATAGATGATAAAATAGATAATAATATAAATGATATAAATCAACAAATAAATGATAATAATATAAATGATATAAATCAACAAATAAATGATAATAATATAAATGATATAAATCAACAAATAAATAATAATAATATAAATGATATAAATCAACAAATAAATGATAATAATATAAATTATGATCAAGAAAATAGTATTATACATAATAAAATAGATAATAAAATAGATAATAAAATAGATAATAAAATAGATAATAAAATAGATAATAAAATAGATAATAAAGAATTAGATTTAAATAAAGAATTAATTTTAAATAGAAATAATAGAGATAAAATTGAAAATTTAGATGATATGAGTATAACAGATATTAAAAATATTGCAAAAAAAAAGAAAATTAAATTAACAGAACATGGTAAATCAAAAACAAAACAACAATTAATATTAGAAATAAATAAAAATCTATAAAATTTTTTATATATATATATAATATATATATAAATGAATTCTGATAATAAATTTGGTATTTCTTGTAATTGTCATGCTATTATGACAGATTCTAGATTTTTGACAAATTGGTCAAGTTCAAAAAATCATAATATTGAATTAATGAAAAAATTAAATACTAATGATTTTTCAGAATATAGAGCATATTTACAAAATAATACAGATAATATTATTAAAAATACATTAGAAAATTATGAAAAAACATCTAAATGTATTTCAAATAATGATAATAAATTTTACATAGACTCTAGTAATTATAATAAATCTTTTGATATTGCTAATAATATAAATAATTAATTATTAGTTAAAATTTTAATTGTTTCTTTTAAATTATTAATTTCTTCTTTTAAATCTTGAATACCATTAATTAATAATGGTATTATATTAATATAATTAACTCCCAATGTTTCAGAATCAATGTTCATTATTGCTTCTGGTAATACTCTTTCTATTTCTTGAGCGATCACACCAATAAATTTTTTATCATTATTTTTTAAATTATAATAATATCCTTTTATATTTGATATTTTATCTAATGAATTTGTTATGGGGATAATATTTTCTTTTTTTCTAATATCTGAAATTTGAACTATATTATTATAATATAAATTATTACATGATACATCATTTAAATATGCAGTTTTATAAACATTTAAATTACCAGATATATCAATATAATTAGCAGATACATCATTTAAATATGCAGTTTTATAAACATTTAAATTACCAGATATATCAATATAATTAGCAGATACTTTTTTTAAATATGTGTTTTGATTAACAGTTAAATTACCAGATATATCAATATAATTAGCAGATACATCATTTAAAAATGCAGTTTTATAAACATTTAAATTTCCTGATATATCAATATAATTAGCAGATACTTTTTTTAAATATGTGTTTTGATTAACAGTTAAATTTCCGGATATATCAATATAATTAACAGATACATCATTTAAAAATGCAGTTTTATAAACATTTAAATTACCAGATATATCAATATAATTAGCAGATACATCATTTAAAAATGCAGTTTTATAAACATTTAAATTTCCGGATATATCAATATAATTAGCAGATACATCATTTAAAAATGCAGTTTTATAAACATTTAAATTTCCGGATATATCAATATAATTAGCAGATACATCATTTAAAAATGCAGTTTTATAAACATTTAAAT